TATAATAAATTAAAAACTACTAAAGATACAAGAGGAAGATTACCAGATGATCCAAGCTTTGATCCATCTGATATAAACTTTAAAGATGGTGGATCTGTATCTGAAGATGTTAAACAATTACTTAAAGAAGAATTCATAGAATTAATTAATGCAAATCCTGAATTATTTCCAGATACAAATGCTGGCTTTAGAAGATTTTTAAAACGTAAAGGATCGCCTGTATTTAATTATAAAAAAGGTGGAAAAGTAAAAGAACCTAAACAGACAGACGCAGAAATAGAGGAAGAAATTAGAGAAAACAAAAAAGAGTTATTAGGTAAAAAATCTATTTTAGATCTTTATAAAGGAAATACATTATTTGGTCTTGATTTAGATTTTGCTGATAAAAATATAGGTGGAGAATTTGGTCAATATAATAAAAAAGATATAAAAGATCCTAGAATAGGTTTAAGTATCATACCAAATGTTCAAGATGATACATCTAGTAGGTGGGGTATTTCTATTGGACCAAAAGGAGGTGGTATAACTTTTATGAAACCTTTTTCACAAATTGGTCTTTCAGGAGATTGGGAAGAAGTTCCAGAAAGTTGGTATGAAGATAATATACCTGACGTTAATGTTTTAATACCTGAATTACCTGAAATGAAAAACGGTGGTAGAATTGTAAAAAGAAAACAAGAAAAAAAAGAAGGTAAGTTAGGACCAGAAGATCCATTAAGTAAATATGAATCTTATTCAGAGGAAGAATTAGCAGGAAATATAGAAGCAAAGAAACCAAATTTTGATACGTTGGAGGATTATATATTACAAACTATGCCTATGTTTGAACCAAAAGATGTAGCACCTCCTAAGTCTTATTCACCTATGCCTGTTGAAGAATATTTAAGAAGAAGATTTCAAATAGACCTTGCTAAAGGTGGAAGAGTTAAAAAAAGAAAACGATACGCGGATGGTGGTGTTGCAAGTATGTTTAGAGAAAGAAAGAGGTACGCGGATGGTGGAACTTATCCTACATCTGTTAATGCACCAAATGGAATACAATATGAACTTATATATAGTCCCTTTTCAGGTAAACCTTTATACCGACCAAAATATGATCCTTCAAGATCCGATTTAAATTATTATGGTACAGACCCTGAAGAATTTTTTAAAACAACAATGTTAACAGGAACAACTCAAGATCAAACAGAAAAATTTCCAACAATAAGTTATGATCCAATTGGTTTTTCTTCGGGTAATCCAAATCAAAAAATTGTAACAAAAGAAATGTTAGATCAAATATTTGGTAATAATCCTTATACAAATACTGATTTGTATAATCAGTTTGGTCCTGAAATTAGTATGCAATTAGAAGGTAATTTTCCAACAGTCACATCAACCACATCCTCATTACCCTCAACAACATCAACAATACCATTAGGACAAACTATACAAAATTATTTAGGTGATATACTTTATTCAAGACCTGAAATTTTAAATTTACAAGATCAAATATTTTCCGAAAGTGGTTTACCCGGAGAAACAGGAGTTGTTTCTGATTTAAGACATGCAACAGCAGCAAGTCAAGTAAGAGATAAAATTGCTAATGCTGTATCCATGGGATATTTTAATCCTGCTGGTTTATTACCTCAATCTTTAGGATTATTTGGATCACAAGTTTTAGGAGCAGCAAATGAAATTGGTGCTATAAGACCTAACGTTCAAAGTTTGAAAGACATCGGAGAAGATTTAATAGCTAATTTTTATGGAGCTACTCAAGTACCTTATGGTCAATCTGCAAGTACAACTTATAATCAATTATTAAATAATCCAAATTTACCTTCAGCTGCAAATTATCAAAGAACAGTAAATGTTGGAAGTTCAGATCCTGGTCTTCAAACATTAGGAAAAGCTGTTGGAGGTTTAGATTTTGCTACAATGAACGCATTAAGAAATAATGCTGATCTTTTAAACTTTGTATCACAACCAACAGCAAATATGGCTAATGGTGGATTGACAAAAACGATACCACCTGTTAGAGGTCCCAATCCACAAGGTGTTGAATCATTATTTAAAAAAAGATATAATTAATCATGGCTGAAATAGATAAATCATTACCCAATATTAGTCCAACTCCTTCGGACCCAGAATTTAAAGAACAAGAAATTGCTCTAGAAACTAGAGATGAATTAATTCCACAAATTTCAAATGAAAACATTGAAATTAATCCAATGGAAGATGGTGGCGCAGAAATCTCTTTTAATCCAACTCAAGAATTACAATCTAGTGATCACTTATCTAATCTAGCAGAAATAATTGATGAACAAGAATTAACTGAAATAGGTGCAGAGTTAGTGGATGACTATAATGAATATAGATCTTCACGACAAGATTGGGAAATGGCATATACTAATGGTTTAGATCTATTAGGATTTAAATATGAAAGACGAACAGAACCATTTAAAGGTGCATCAGGAGTAACTCATCCAGTGCTTGCAGAATCAGTAACACAATTTCAATCACAAGCTTATAAAGAATTATTACCAGCAGATGGACCTGTTAGAACACAGATTGTTGGATCAATAACACCTGAACGACAAGATCAAGCAAATAGAGTTAAAGATTTTATGAACTATCAAATTATGGATGTCATGAAAGAATATGAATCTGAATTTGATCAAATGTTATTTTATTTACCTTTATCAGGTTCTACATTTAAAAAAGTTTATTATGATTCAATTTTAGGTAGAGCTGTTTCAAAATTTATTCCAGCAGAAGATTTAATCGTTCCTTATTCAGCAACATCATTAGAAGATGCAGAAGCAGTTATTCATGTAATTAAAATTTCTGAAAATGATTTACGTAAACAACAAGTAAATGGTTTTTATAAAGATGTGGAACTTGGAGAACCCCCATTAAAAGAAAATGAAATAAAAAGTAAACAAAGAGAATTAGAGGGAATTAGAGTTGAAAGACAAGATGATATTTATACTTTATTAGAATGTCATGTTAATTTAGATTTAGAAGGTTTTGAAGATAAAGATCCTCAAACTGGTGAGCCCACAGGAATTAAACTTCCATACGTTGTAACGATTGAAGAAGGATCAAGAGAAGTTTTATCTATTAGACGTAATTACAAAGCAGAAGATCCATTAAGAAATAGAACTAATTACTTTGTTCATTTTAAATTTTTACCAGGTTTAGGATTCTACGGCTTTGGTTTAATTCATATGATTGGTGGTTTATCTAGAACTGCAACATCAGCTTTAAGACAATTATTAGATGCAGGAACTTTAGCTAATTTACCATCTGGATTTAAAATGCGTGGTATTAGAGTTAGAGATGATGCACAACCTTTACAACCTGGAGAATTCAGAGACGTAGATGCACCTGGAGGAAATTTAAAAGATGCATTTATGCCATTACCATTCAAAGGACCTGATCAAGTATTATTACAATTAATGGGTATAGTAGTGCAAGCAGGACAAAGATTTGCAAGTATAGCAGACAATCAAGTAGGCGAAGGAAATCAACAAGCGGCAGTAGGTACAACTTTAGCATTACTTGAAAGAGGTTCACGTGTAATGTCAGCAATCCACAAAAGAATTTATGCTTCTTTAAAACAAGAATTTAAATTATTAGCAGATGTATTTAAAACTTATCTACCACCCATATATCCATATGATGTAGTAGGTGGAAATAAACAAATTAAAGTTGCGGACTTTGATGATAGAGTTGATATTGTTCCAGTTGCAGATCCAAATATATTTTCTCAAACTCAAAGAATTAGTTTAGCACAAACTCAATTACAACTTGCTCAATCTAATCCACAAATTCATAATTTGTATCAAGCTTACAAAGATATGTATCAAGCAATTGGTGTGGACAATATAGATTTAATACTACCACCACCTGCAAGACCAATGCCAATGGATCCAAGTTTAGAACATATTAGTGCAATGGGTAGTCAACCTTTTCAAGCATTCCCAGGACAAGATCATAGAGCACATATAGAAGCTCATTTAAACTTTATGCAATTAAACATGGTTAGAAATAATCCAATGATAGTTGCTTCAATTCAAAAAAATATACTTGAACACATCTCAATCATGGCTCAAGAACAAGTTCAATTAGAATTTTCTCAAGAATTACAACAATTACCTATATTACAACAACAAGCAGCCCAAAATCCTGCAATTGCTCAACAGTTACAAATGATGACACAAAAAATTGAGTCTAGAAAAGCAGTACTTGTGGCTGAAATGACCTCTGATTTCATGAAAGAAGAAAATAAAATCACTTCTCAATTTGATTCTGACCCATTATTGAAGTTAAAATCACGTGAAGTTGACTTAAGAGCTATGGAAAATGAGCAAAAACGTAAGGAAGCTGAAGATAGGATCAATTTAGACAAGATGAAAGCTTTAATGAATCAACAAAATAATGAAAATAAGCTTGAACAAAACGAAGATTTAGCTAAACTACGTGCCGGAGTAAGTCTTGCAAAACAAGGCGTACAGCAAATGAAAATAAAAGGAATATAATATGAAAAACGGTCAAAAAAAAATTGGTAAGGTGATGAGAGAGTTTAAAAAAGGAGAACTTAATATTGGTAAGTCTTCTAAAAAAGTAAAAAGTCCAAAACAAGCAATTGCAATTGCTTTATCAGAAGCAGGTCAATCTAGAAAACCAATGGCAAAAGGTGGAGCTGTTGTAAAAAATTCATCTTCAAGATCAGAATTTGGAAATCAAGTTGATTTTGCAAAATTTACACATTCAGATGGAACATTAAAAGG